TTCCGCATGGCGGCGTAAACACCCCCGAAAATCCAACCAAGTTTCAATTTTTCGTTTTAAAAACGAATTGTTGAACTACAGCATATCTATCTCTTCCTCACTGTCATCAATATCATCTATATCATCCACGTCCACAGACTCCGGTTTCACACGTGCTAAAGTCAGTTTTGTCTCGATCTTTTTCCATTCGCGTGTGATTCCACCCTTGGTCTTTGTATCCATAACCACGCGCGCAGCATCATCTTTATACGTCATATCTGTAATTGTTTCCAGCATATCATCACGTGTTGCACCTATATCTACCAACTGTCCAACAATCTCAGACGCCGACTTGCCCTTCATAAACAGCATTGAACGAAGGCAATCCAACGTATCTAGCATACCCTCCGCTGAGCCCCCAATTACCCCACGAGAGCGCATATCACGCAACCAACGGCGATGCTTAAGTCGCTTGGATTGTTTGCCAAGCCAGGACGGAAAGATTTGGAACGGCGCGACGCCTTCAGTTGCTGTTGCTGCAGATACTACTGCCGAAACAGCATAAGGCATTAGCGACCAGGTCTGCGAGCCACGAATACGGCGGTCTAATATATCGTAGTCACCGAGATGTCCACCCGCCACAGTACAACGCTGAACTAATACTGTGTCATCAGGACGAGCGCCAGAACCACGTGGTTTTCCAGCGGCGGCAACATACCCTTCAGCCACCATTAGCGGAATCATACCGTAGTCTAGAAATACCAGTTCATCTTTTACAGCACGTGAGTCTCCGCCACCAATAAGCCGACCGGTCGCGGAAAACGCATCTACACGCTGTAACGGGTCCTTTGCCCCACCCGAAAGCGACGCCGCTGAGAACTGAAGGGCATTAATCACCGAGCGAATATCGTTGCCATTCCGCTCGCATAACTCTTCAACCTGCGCTATAGTATATCCCAGCTTCTCCGCCTTAACGACCCGTTCAAACAGCGCCTTAGCAATAACCGTCTTTGTTGGACGCTGAAAGCGGATATCAAGACAGCACGAAGTAAGTGGGCGAAGCCGCGGCGTTCCTCGTTCATTCGCAATACAGATGATAGGAAACGCGCACCCAGCGATCACCTTAGCCAGCTCACCGATTCCGCCGCGGTCGCCGGTGCTCATTCCGTCCACTTCGTCCATTACAATCACACGGCGCTTGCCGCAGCATCCGCTCCGCTTTGCCTCATCGAAGTACCGACGCACCGCCGACGCCGAGCGCTCATCGGATGCGTTAAATTCGACCAGCTCATAGCCACATCCACGCACAATCAACCCGACGGCGGTTGTTTTGCCAATACCAGGCGGACCGGTCACCAATGCTCCACGCACAGCACCAGTCCCCCAGCTCGTCAGCCACGCAGACAGTTCATTAATTGGCGCGGCACCACCAATCATATCACGAAGCCGCCGCGGCGTATAGCGCGTCACCCACAACTCGCCGCTCCGTCGCGCGTCATCCAAAACCGATGCCGCCGATACAACAGGTATGCCAAGGCGCTGTGCCTCAGCGATTTTCCACCGACCCGCCGCGCCGTCGCCACACACTAATTGACCAATGTTAGAAGCCCAGGGAACCACCGTATGTCCAGAGCTAGAAAGGAAGGAAACAAGCCGATTGTAATCGGCATCTACACCGCATATAGCAACGGTTGACATTTCAATGTACAAATCTAATAGTACAGTGGAAAGGATTCAATTTTTTTAACTAAATGCCCATTCAGGCATTGTATTGATTATTACTGTAGTAGACTTTGCCAAATAATGTTCTGGATAGCATATTTTAAAATAAATATATAGAACTTCTTTCACATCTGCGGGTATCAAGTATAAAACATTTGTAATATTTACAAGGAGTGCAGAAGTAATTAATTTTTCTAATAAATTCTTTTTATACGTTTTATGATTTGCACATAGCATTTGTACAATATAATAGTTTGTTCCAATAATATAATGGTTTGATGGACTTACTTCGGGTAATGAAAATATATCATAGGATCCTTTGAACAATGGTAAAAGTTCTTGAATAACGGGCTGATCTTGTCCGCCTGTAGATTGTATTTGATGAAATGCAGTTTCAAATAAAGAAATAGTCTCTGGTGTGCTTTTTATAAAAGCAAACCCTAAATTAATAGTCTTATCATATGGACTATCTACCATAAATGTTATATCGTTATGTAAATACGATTCTAAATATCTACGAAATTCTGATATATTATCAGCAACTATATCAACATCTGTTACAAGAATATGTTCACCAGGATGCTTCTTTAGTGCTTTCACGATACATTCTACTTTCACTGCGTTACCAGAAAAGAAATGCTCGCCTGATATAGTATAATTATTTGCAAATGCCTCTTGAGGAACGAATACAGGTCTTATTAGAAAATCATCAGTAGGTCCTATTGATGACATTAATATATGATGGAATATTTCATATTTTGGACTGTAAATATAATACCATGGAATAGGTTTCATAGTATTTTATTCTACAACATTAAATGATTAAGAAGGGGGCGACGCGTGCGCCCACGGCTTTCTATCGTCTGCCTCAGGCCAGCCACGCGACGTCATTTCACCGGGGTAGCCACGTGCACGTAATTGCGCCTCTTGGTTATTGAATAAAGGTAGTTCTTCGCGACCGAAGTAATACATCGAGCGACCAGTAGAATCTGGAGTATCAATTTCGGGCTTCATAGGCGCAGGCGCACCAGAGCCCCAACGCCACGGTACGGCAGTCTCGTTGATCATTAAGGTGGTATGAAACATCTTCTTATCGACCGTAAAGCAAGTGAAGTCAACGCATGGTGGGATATAGATGCTACCGAGTCCACTGAAGTAGCCAGCGGGGATACCTTTGAGTTCAATTGTAAATGTGCCATCGGACGACTCAACCATACCGGTATTCGGGGTGTTTGAATAGGCAATTTCCTTATTGGGATAGGGTTGACCTGACCCCGCAAATCCGATACCACGGGTTACGGGCGCCGCTGCAATATATATAATCTTCTGTGGTATAGGACCGAGCCCAAGTATTTGTCCTTTTACTGTTACACTTCCGTCTACAGGATTTCGTCGTACGACTCCCTGTACACCACTGCCGGTTACAGAATGTTCCATTCTATAAAGCGTTTCTAATTAACCTAAGCGCAAGGCGAGCGCAGCGGGGCAAGCGCCCTCAGGCGCGAGGAGCGGAATAGGGGTGCGACTTTGCGCCACCTCCATAGTTTACAGCGTCGCCCTTCATTAACCACTGGGATTCAGGGTCGTCGACAGCACACTGCGACGGGAGCTTAGGTGGATGGCGCGGCCAAGTATTTGGTATCTGCGGGACGCCCTCATCGGAAAGTGCCTGTGGGGAGGACGCATTACCGGCAGATGACGGTACATAGATACGACCGGTGCCGATGCCCTGAAAATTACCAGGGATTGTCTTACAGCCCTCCCAAGTACAAACTCGCTTGTAAAGTTCGGGAACCATTGTGTCGTCGCAAGTGGTAGGTGTATTCTTACGATCGTTCATTTCGCGCGCCGCTGACATCAGCTCATCGGCGCCGTGAACCATACGTGCTCGGGCGTCATTGTCACCCCAAGTCTGCGCGGCAAGTAGCGGATACTGGTAGCAGCGTGGACGGTAGTCGGTCACAAGGCGACCGTCCGCCATACGTGCGGGAGCGCCAGTAACAGCGTAGTGCGGGTCTGTGGATGTAAAACAGGCTGAACCCGCGGGGTTCGGCATAACAGGAGCGAAACTAAGTGAGCTCATCTCTTCTGTCAGGAACAAATATTTAGTTTAGTTCTAAAACGCCCTCGTTCAGGTCGAAGGTTCCACCGGCAGGCGCGTTGCGTAGCGCGTCGATTAGAGCCTGCTTGCGCATCTCCTTCGCACCAGAAATACCACGGTTTTCAGCAAGACGGCGAAGTTCGGTGAGCTTCATATTATCATAAGCACCACCGCCCGTCTTCACTTCGGCTACACCGCTACCGACGCCACCAGGCTGAAGGTCATCGTTCACAGCTGGGGGCGCAAGATCAACAGGTGCAGCATCGGCGGATACCTCATCGGCGGGCTTAGAGTAGAGACTGCTCTCAGATACTTGTAGAACAGGGGAATCCTGCGAAATAGGCACAAACGGCAATGCTGACTCCGACTCCTCGTGTCCGCCGCTACCGCTACCGCTACCGCTACCGCTACCGCTACCGCCACCTAAGGTAACGTGTAGGTCATCGTTGAGGAGTTCAGCATCATCATCGCTCATTACGGAGCCAGGAGCGGGGGCGTAGGATGTGGTACCAGCGCCACCGAAATCTGCGTTGTTGTCGGCTGCCGGGGGAGCCTTTGATAGCGCCATCTTCATCTCATATACGATATTCTCAAGAAGGCTGAGCTTGCGGAGCATAAACTGATTCTGCGTCCAGAACCAGTAGACGGCACCTAAGATTAGGACGGTCATACATAGGGCAACATAGAATGTATCGGATAGATTCATTTTGTCTCTGTTTGAGGAGGCAATCTTTCTTGTATAAATTGACCGCAAAAAACGCCGGGCATCTACACAGACAGCAAACCACGTTCCCGTAGAATTTCCATCACACTGCTCTTGTCAGAAATACCAGGGCTTACTTTGTAGCTGTAAACCAAGTTTGCATGTTCACCAGTTCCAACAGTTGCTTCCATTTGTATTGCGGCTGCCATATCACCGAACGATTCGGCAAGATCTTTATAGTGTGTTGAAATGATCGATATAATTCCTGTTTTGGCGTAGAGTTGTTTCATAAATACACGACTTGCTTCCAGACCATCGCCGGCGTTTGTAGAGTGGAAGATTTCGTCCATCATTACAAATGCCGGCAGTCCATCGGTTGCTAGGACAGACTTTGCAAACTCAATCTCCGCCTCAAACGTTGATAAAGAGCCTAGGAGTCCCGCCGGCTCAAGGGCGGTTACAATTGTCTTAAACGGCGCAAAGGACATACGTTCCGCCCACGCAAAACCCCAGGTCTGCGCTGTTACTACCGCAAGCCCTACCGCTTTACAATACGTTGACTTTCCGCCACGATTGGGACCCGTCAGAATGGAATGACCCTCTGTACCTAAATTGTTTGAAATACAGCCCTTTACAAATGGATGATGGACGCCGGTAAGGTTGATTCCAACTGTTTTACAAATTGTAGGAAAACAAATACCTTCAAGACTGGCGATTGCCACGTAACAATCAAGTTGTGCTAGCCATACTTTTAATATTTTGATAGGTTCGGATTTATTCCATACTGCGCCAAATGTAGCTACACCATCGAGACCTTCAAGTTCTTTACATCCTAGAACGGCAGCTTCTCCACTATCAATCAGTTGTGCGGATGCCCGTTGTGTTTTAGGCGAAAGGGTTTTAAGTGTAGCAAGGGCACTTTTCGCAATTGAGTACATATGTTGTATGTGTTTACCCCGTTCATCTAAATCGAACCATATTGTGCGAGTATGTATAGCATTTGTAATTTGCGACCATATACTACTGATAAACATAGCAAGAGTTAATCCAATAAATAGGGATTCAAAGACAAATCCTAGGCGATCCCCTTCGTGACGCGATTTCAAAAAGGCTGGGATTGTAATTTGTTGTAGAAGAACTTGTTTAACTCGAGACATATATTCATCGGTTGAGAATTGTAGTTCAGGATGTAAAAAGCGTAGTAAAAAGAATGGGATAATAACGGCAATAAGAGGAGCTAAAACTGCAAATCCTGGTATAATAATTGTACGCCATAAAATTAATGTATTCATAGCAATTGGATTTTTATTGAGAAATGAGCCGAAATGTGTAGGTTTCCATAGAATTTGTGATACAGATTCTGCTACGCGACTATCAGTATTTTGTATAGCATCATCAATATAAGATGTTTTATCATTGAGAGTTCCTAGAGTTTTAGCAAGTGTTTTACATACAGTAGGATCAATACGTAATGCCATAATCGGTAGTTGCCGACGTTTTATGGTTCCAGCATCACTTGTAGTATCGGTAAGTCCAATACGAAAATGCTCTTTTCCCCATATAGTTTGAAGCGGAACAACACTATTTACGGTTTCTAAATCTAGGTCGGAAGATACCTGTGTTCCAAGCATTTAATCTATGAATCGCAAAAAATTGAAGGCATCTTACGCTACATTTGCCGACCGTGGTTGCGTCTAATTTCCTTCTTTCAAATGTCCCTTCGTTCTAACATGGCTTCGTCCCGTCTTCCTTCTTCCTTTCCGGAATCACTGCGCCGTGCCCTGGATGCGCGCGTACATACTAATGAGTGCCCCACAGATGTTGCCGAGCGTCTACTTACTATGCCGTTCTTTCAGAAGACGGGCTCAAAGGATGCGCGTGCTTCTAAGGCGGTCAATCGCTTTGCCAATTTGATGCCGGCGGAGGCGGAGGGCTTCCGTCGTTTCACAAATGGTGGTGCCGGTAGTGCACCGTCTCAGTGGCGTCCGGCTTACAGCAGTAGCGCCGACCACCGTGGTGACCACCGCGACCACCGCGACCACCGTGACCGCCGTGGAGAGCATCGTAATGATGATGGCTTTCAGCAGGTATGGTCAACCCGGCGCCCTGCGCCTCGTACTGCGACCACCGTTACCCCTTCAGTGGCTGTACCCGCGTCTGCT